TATAAAAAGGCTTTAGACTTAGTAAATGACGGTTGGAAAATCATATGAGTAAAAAATCAAATCATTCGGATATAAACCCAGACATTCTTGAAGAAATTCGAGAAATCTTATTGGACGCCATTGAAGAAAGAAAATGGATTAACGTAGAAGAGGCATTGGAAATAATAAACGAAGAGCTGGGATACGACAACGAAAGCATCGTCGATTCCACAGAAGCCAACGACGAATAATATGGATATTTTAATTGTTACAATAATCAGTATATTACTGATCATCGTCGCATCCCTTGCGTATGCTTGCTTTAATCTGATAAAGAAGGTTGAAGTGTATGAGGAATGGGTGGCTAGGTTTAGAATGGAATCCGACTCTCTTTATGATCGTCTGAAAATGGTTGACGATAAAAATTTATTTGAAAAAGACGACGACGTTGGTTTCGTTTTTTCAGAAGTTGTCAGAATAACGAAAGAATTCAACGAAACGGTAAAATAAAACATGAAGAAAAAATTAAAACAAAAAGCGACTAAAAAAAATCTTAAACCGATTTCGAAAAAAATAAAAAAAGTAAAGAAGGATCCAACTTTAAAAAATACTAAGAAAGTTAAACCGGTCGTGGCAGAGGTAGTAGAAGAACCGGTGGTAGCCGTAATCGAAAAAACAGGACCGAATGTTTATTTCACACGTGATACCGAACAAGGTATAATTGAATATAATATGGCAACAGACTCGGCTGATAAAAATCGAATCTATAATGAAAAAATACAATACGCTTTTGAAAAAATAGCGGAGAACGTATACAATACATTTAAATTTAGTTATTCCGATGTAAGTCCACTTGAGGTACAAAAGCAAGCCATATCCCATATGGTTGCTAATATAGACAAGTTTGAAGCGGGTAAAGGAAAGGCGTTCAGTTATTTTTCAATCGTTGCCAAGAATTGGTTTATATTGGACAATAACAACAACTACCGCAGATTCAAGAAACATATAGAAATATGCGAACATCCAAGCGATTCGGGCGAATTCGTAATTGAACCGGAACATCAAAAGCGCGATACCGAGGTAAAGGAGTTTATACAACTCATGGTTGATTTTTGGGATAATAACGTAAACAAGTATTTTACCAAGGAACGAGACCTTGAGATTGCAAATGCGGTTATAGAGATATTCAGGAACAGCGGGAGAATCGACGTTTTCAATAAAAAGGCGCTTTATTTGTATATTAGAGATATTGCTGGATGCCAAACACAGCATATCACCAAAGTAATAAATCGAATGAAAGCGGCCCAAAAAGAAATAGCAGATCAATATTTCTCCAGAGGTACGATAAATTCTTCGTTATCTTAATATAATAAGTAAAAATCTACATAGCCAACATCTCTGAAAACAGGGGTGTTGGACTATTTATATATACAATGGAAAATGATTTTGAAATATTCAAGGGTAAGAACTTCTCCGATCTTTGCAAAGACATTGTAAAGAATTCGGAAGAGAAGAAAAACACGTTGGACATTTTGGTCACCGACCTGCGAGAGATGATAAAAACTATCAACGACGCAACCATGATAGTTCCTTTGTTGAAGGAATACTTTGATGTGGGGGTAAGAAATGACGAGCAGCTTATTAAATTGGCTGCGATAATCCAGCGATTGATGGCCGGTAAAACCGGTGGGGAAGATTCTGGTAATATGCTGCTTACAGACGAAGAAAGAAAGCAATTGATGGCGAGTGTTGAGCAAGTGGTTGCAGCTTCCAAAGAACCGATGGAAGTAACGGAAAAACCGTCAAAAGACAAAAAATAATGGCATACGAAAAAATCAAGAAGAATTTTGAATCTGCTCGGATACAAGAAGATAAACTTGCATCGCAAAGATTCGTGCGTGAATATAAACACGATAAGATTGAATTCTATGAATTTGAGCCAGCCGTTGTGTTGGATATAATACTTGACAGAGAACATCCCGTATTTCAAGAACAGTATACGGATGCATTGGACTTCCCACCAGACATAACCGGTGGGAAGCCACTTGAAGCACAATACGATTACTCGTGGATAGGCAGAATAAAATTTAGATTCTATTATAGTCAAAAAGGGCAACGAAAAGAAACTCTATATTGGGCTTTGCCATTAGAAAATACAGGTATAATAGAATATCCATTGTTAAATGAAGTTGTGTCGGTCGTAAAATACTTAGACAACTATTATTATACAAGAAAAGTTAACTTAAAGAGTCTAGCAAACGCAAGCGTGGATTTTGCAATAGAACGCAGAGCTGGACTAGTTGAAGAAAATTTTGATGAATTTTCCGGTCAACCGGATTCACCGATGCCCGGACCAAGATCGAAGATGAATGCATCGGGCGGTCTAAATTACGAAGGAGTTCTGGGAAGTTACTTCAAATTTAATCCTAAAATAAGAACTTTGAAAAAGTATGAAGGTGACCTATCACTCGAATCTAGGTTTGGTTCTTCGATACGATTCGGTGCATACGATGGAAATAGATCTATAGACAATGGTCTGGGAGAATATGCTGAAAACGGTGGAAATCCATACGTACTGTTTAGAAATAGGCAAGCCACGGTATCCACGTATGAGTACGGCCCAGGATTTACTGCCAAGGGATATGTAACCGAGTCTATCAACCAAGATGGATCTTCCATACACATGACATCCGGAAAGACTATATCGGAGTTCATAACAACGTGTAATAAAGTTTTATTTCAATCGGATATAAAAGAAGAACAGCCGGATTTTTCTCCGGAAGGATCGACCGATTTTAAATACCCGACTCTGGACGGGGATCAAGTTGTTATAAACAGCGACAGACTTATATTCTCGTCACGCGCAAAAGAAACTTTTCATTTTTCCAAGAAGAGGCTGGCGATGGTGACCGATGATGAATTTACTATAGATGCTCATAAGCAAATAGTTTTGACAACGAACGATAAAACCACGATCAATTCCCCAAAGATATATCTGGGGGCATTTGCCGATGCGGACGAACCTGTTCTATTGGGTAGAACAAGTGTATTTTGGATATACCAATTATGCAACTGGATGATTGCTCAAACAGATCTGTTAATTTCTCAGGCAGAAGAATGGCATGCGGTGCATGTTCACGAAAAAGACTCTCATAAAGACGAGCAAGTCGCGCCAAAAGCGGATTGGTCGAATAAGATGAAAGAGTATGCCGAGAGTCTAAAAAAGATGAAGCAAGACCTAATAGATTTGAGAGACAAGTTGCCAACGTTGATGAGTACACGTGTGTTTACAGTTGGCGGTGGCGGCGCATCGGGATACGACGGTGGAGAATTAAAAACAAAATAACATGCCGAGTTTACCTATACCTACAATATCTGCCCCAACGATTCCAGCTGTGAGCTTACCAAGCGCCCCAGCACTGCCAACGGTGGCATCTATACCAAGTATTCCATCCGTATCAAATATCCCACCGATACCTAAGTTGGATATACCAAAAATAGAAGCTCCAAAACTGGCAGTTCCCGACATCCCAAAAGTAGAAATACCAAAACTACCGGTTCCAAAGGTTGAAATTCCAAAAGTTGACATAAAAATGCCGTCTGGGCTGGACGGTATTATGAGTGGGGTTAAAAAACCGGCATTTTCGGAAAATACCGTGGGTAGTATTGGGGGTATAGTAAAATCATTCAGTAAAGGTTTACCGTCATTGCCTAAACTACCGTCGCTACCATCGATACCGGCTTTGTCAAAATTACCATCCTTACCGTCACTTCCCTCGGTACCAAGTATTGCATCACTTTCACCCAGTCTGCCTCAAATACCTTCTATTGGAGGGGCGGCGATATCTTCAACGGTTACGGGTGCGGCGGGGAAAGCACTGTCGGCGGCCAAATCACTTAATGTGCCCAAAATCGGAATAAAATAAAACAACTCTATATTTATAGTATATATGAAAAAGAATGAATTAGTCGATATAATTAGAACCTTAGTAAAGGAAGAAGTAAATAACGCACTTCCACAGTTATTGATGGAAGTTTTGGCTGAGAGACTATCAGAGAATTCGGCAGCAATATTGGAAAATAGAGCTGCTACAACACAGCAATCGGTTAAGAGTAAAGTGGAAGTATTCATGGAGGAGCCATCGGCACCGGCCCCAGTTGCACAACCACAGCGAATGTATTCTAAGAATCCATTGTTGAACCAAGTTCTAAACGAAACCACGGGAGGAGTACCGACCGAAACAACGATGCAGAGTTCAGTTGATATTTTACAACAACTAACCCCGCAGCAATTGAATGAAAACAAGGAAGTTGCCGCCGTGGCCAATGCGTTGAAAAAGGATTATAGATCACTTTTAAAAGCAATGGATAAGAAAATCAGCGAAAAGCGTCGTTAATCAATGTCCACCGCAGTAAAAACTCCAATCGGTTTAACATTCCCCATATCGCATGGACCTATGGGTTATTTTAACCAAAGTTTTGATGTGGTTGATCAAGTAAAAGCAAATCTTTATCTTTTATTAAATACTAAAAAGGGAGAAAGAAGATTTAATTTGGACTTCGGTTCTTCATTGTGGGACGTTTTGTTTAATTTCAACAACGAAGAATTACAATCTATTTTAGAAAGTGCTATAAAAAAAGATGTAAAACAATGGTTGCCATTTGTCAATATAAAAAGTGTGACGATTGGTAATACCGACGAAGAAAAAGATGGGTATTATGTAAAAATATCCGTTGTATTTACCGCAGATAATGTTGGTATAACATCTCCACAAAATATTACATTGGTTGCCGCACAAGGAAATATATGATACTAGAAACGCAAAAATCATTTCAACCGGCAAAAAAAGATGTAAAATATCTAAATAAAGACTTTTCACAATTGAAAAAGTCGTTGGTTGATTTTGCCAAGGTATATTATCCTAACACATACAAGGACTTCAGCGAAGCATCCGTTGGTATGATGTTTATCGAAATGGCAGCTTACGTTGGAGACGTTTTGTCTTATTACGTAGATTATCAATTTAAGGAGTCGATGCTTGTAAATTCGGAAGAAAGACAAAATATTATAGACTCGGCACGCTCCCTTGGATACAGAGTAAAAGTGTCAACTCCTTCAGTAACTTCACTGGATGTTTATCAGCTAGTACCATCCAAGACGGATGCAAACGGAGAAATCGTTCCTGACTTAACTTATGCTCAAATAATAAAACCTGGCATGACTGCAATTAGCGATAATAGCGTAAGTTTCATAACAAACTTCCCAGTTGATTTTACAGTTGATACAAAAAATGATCCACTAGAAATATCGGTGTATCAAAGAAACTCCTCTGGACAGCCTGAATTTTATGTTTTGAAAAAGACGGTTGCAGCCTCCGCTGGCCAGATAATAACAAAAACTGTATCTGTGTCGGATCCAACGTCATTCTATAGATTGGAATTGGCCGAGGCCAACGTTATTGGTATAATGGACATATATGATTCCGACGGAAATCGCTGGTACGAGACAGAATATTTGGCTCAAGATATGGTTCCGATAGATTCGGAAAACATATTCAAGAATGACATGGTGATGTCAAAATACAGAGACACCGCTCCGTTTTTAATAAAGTTCCTTAGAACTTCAAGAAGATTTATAACAGGCACAAATTCGGACGATACAACTTTCATAGAATTCGGAGCCGGTACAAATGTAAAAGACGATGAGATAATAATTCCAAATGTAAACACCGTCTCGAATCAATCGTTGTTCAGAACAGAAAATGTCTCGTATGACCCAGCAAACTTTTTGTCGTCGAAATCATACGGACAAGCACCTGCCAACACAACATTGACAATACGATACGTTGTTGGTGGTGGTGTTACAAGCAATGTAAATGCAAATTCGATAACAAACGTAACATCCGTTGAATTTTTTGGGGATATAACAGAGCTTCCAAACCTAGAGCAAAATCTAACGAGTACGGTGAGACGTTCTATAAAAGTCAATAATTCCATACCCGCTGTTGGTGGTATGGGCAGTGAGTCAAATGACAGTATCAGAACAAACGCCCTTGCAAATTATTCCGCTCAAAATAGAGCGGTGACCCAGCAAGACTACATAGTTAGATCGTATGCAATGCCGTCAAAGTACGGATCTATCGCGAAGGCATATGCAATAGCAGATCAGACCGTGGATACTTCAAAGGCAAACTACAATCCTTTTGCGGTCAATCTGTATATACTCTGCTATAACAGTCAAAAGAAACTAATAACATCAAACCTTGCCATCCAAGAAAATCTGAAAACCTATCTAAATCAATACAGAATGTTGACGGATTCGGTCAACATAATAGATGGATATATCATAAACATTGGAGTAGATTTTGGAATAATTGTATATAAAAACTACAACAAGCGAGACGTACTGACCAACTGTTTGACTACAGTTCAACAATATTTTGACATAGATAATGCTCAATTCTGCCAACCAATCAATCTAAGCAGACTGGAACTGGAAATAAGTAGAGTTGATGGTGTACAATCCGTAAATTACCTAAAACTCAAAAACTTGACCGTCAGAGATGGTGATTATTCCCCATACGAATACAATATTCAAAGTGCAACTGTAGATAAGGTCATATATCCATCCTTGGATCCATCGGTTTTTGAAGTAAAATATCCAACTAAGGATATTGTTGGAAAAGTGCTATAATATCTTACCATTCGCCTTTAGAATGTATATTTTTCGGCGGGTTGTATATTTATATAGTATTAACCACAGTCATGCATTACTTTTTATATCCAACCAAAGACGCATTTATTTCAAGTAACCCCGTTTTGATGTTCAAGAACACTGGGTTGGATGAGGTGCTTGAAATTGAAAAGAGAACAAGCTATTATGCATGCGGCAGTACCGAAGGAAATTTAGGTGCGGTGCTGACCAGAGCATTATTATATTTTGACCTAACTCAAATATCCCAGTCAATAGCATGTGGACAAATAACAAATCCACGATTTTATTTGAACTTGAAGGTTTGTGAATCCATGGAAGTCCCAAGTGAATACACGCTTGCGGCATATCCTATATCGGAATCTTGGCAAATGGGAACCGGATATAAGTTTGATGAAAACGATTACTCCGACGGAGTAAGTTGGAAATTCAGGGACGGGCAAACAAAACTTTGGTACAGCAGTTCAGTTGCAAGCTGCGACGGCGGCGGAGTTTGGTGGGTATCTGGAAGCTTGGTTGGGTCTGGTTCCGGTTACGTCGAGCCGCCATATGTGAATCCAAATCCATATGATTTGTATCCCGACTGCCCAAGCACAACCACAACCGCAGCACCTACCCCACCCGTTGCGCCTGTCATCGGCGGACTAGCTTGTTCACAGTCTTTTTACTACCAATCATCGGACGTGCGCATGGATGTAACAAACATCGTAAATGCGTGGATATCCAGTACGGTTGTAAATAATGGATTGATAGTCATGCACAGCGATGAAACTAGTTCCGTGGACTATGGAACATTGCGCTTTTTCTCAAAAGAAACCAATACCATATATTCACCATACTTGGATGTTGCTTGGGAAGATTCCGAAATTGCGTGGATGATACCTGGGTTTAACACGTCTAGTGCAGAACCAATTCAAATACGAGACGCCGTTGTATCCATGAAGAATATGGCCAAGGAATACAAGTACGGATCCATACTTAGAATGGATGTCACTCCCAGAAAGCGTTATCCAATAAAAACCTTTGCGAGAGGACCGAGTGATATTCAAAGATTTTCAGACTATCTATATCCATATTACCTGCCGTCATCCAGCTACTATGTGATAAAAGACGCAGAGTCCGAAGAAGATGTTATACCATACGATGCTTACACTCAACTGAGTTTTGATTCATATGGAAATTATTTCATGCTGGATACAAGTGGATTACCACAAGAAAGATACTTTAAAGTTCAAATAAGAGCCGAACAAAGCGGTTCTATAATGACATTTGACATTCCGACGCCATTCAAGATTTCGCGATGAACGTAAATCCATATCTATCCAATTATTCTCAAGATGATATTCTGAGTTTATATTCCAGTGGATCTATTCAGCCAAGAATAGACGAGTCCGCAAACTTAATATTAGAAAACACATCTTCTTTGTTTGTATCTTCAATAACGATTGCTCTAAAAAACACACAAGCAAATAACGTAAAAGTAGAAACAAAATACTCGGTTGCATTCACGGAACTATGAATTTAGAAAATATCAAATATACAATACCATCTACATCGTCGTTGACGGTTGGGTCGTATATTGAAAAAGATAACTGGGACTATATAAAGGATAGTGCCGAAGTATATGGATTTCCATTTGGTAAGTCGGACAAAGACTATTTTGATGTAAGTGTGTATGCGTTGGACGATACTCTTATCACCGGATCTGTAGTAAAACCGAGTGGTATCTACAAACCTTTCACCGGTTCATATTACGACGTTAGAAACAAGCCGGTGACATACAGCCATGAATATTTTGTAACGGATCTAGTTATTTCTGGCAAAGATACGCAGTCCGTCCTGATAAATCTTGCACAAGAACTGGACAAGCTTTCGGTAACCGATGGAAATTACAAAATTGGAGTCCAACTCAATAGAGATTTAGTCGGAAGCTCCTTCGATTCTTCACAGCGTTTGATGATAGAAGAAATTTCTCCGTCTAGAACGGAAGTATCTATAATCCCGATAAGTTTAAGAACCAGTACCAGTGAGAGCGACGTAAAACTATTGCGAGAATTTGAATCTTTTTCTACTGGGAAACTCCAGATAAAAGAAGTATTGGATCAATTGGTTGATGCTATAGAATCACCGGAGATATACAATATCTATTATTACGCAAAGAATGAAAATACAAAAGCGGCAAACGATTTTCTTTTTTATTATGGATTAAAGCAAAACGTAGATGCTATAAAATTTATAACAGATTTATATTACGGAGTTAAGAAAGAGAATCAACTCACCGCAGGAACATACAACAGAGACATTCTTGGTATCTACGACCAATTTTATAATTGGCTACATCAAAATTACAACACGATTGTATCTTTCAAAGAGTTGAAAGATGTGTATTATTCTTTGTTTTCTTTTATAGTGGAAAAAGAATTGTCCGCCATCAATGCATATAAGCCAGAGACATATCAAAACATAGTTCAGTTTTTATCTGATATATACTATTCGTTGATATTTTTTCCAGCTATATCCAAGATAGAAACAGATTACAACAATCTATTGGTTGGTTATTTTAAAAACTATTTGAATCTTGGAAACGGAACGATGCTTCCAATAATGAACTCTAAGTTCATTGAGTCACAAGATCCTAAATTCCACGATAAATTGATAGTAAAACTTTCATCTCCTCTGGATAACTCGGTCCCAGTAGGATCCATGCTGTGGATAGTTAACATGTTTGCGGCAGCACCGATTGTTCAGAATACATACTATTTTACAAAGAAAGAAATACAGACCATTCCGCTAAGGGGTCCGAACTTCACTATCAAGATAGAAAGCAAAGGAAATTCAACAGAGACATTGTCTAGCTCCGAACTCATGGGAGAGACCGGTAGTCTGTACCAAGAATTGTTTTCAAAAGTCAATGCAAAATTGAACAATGAATTCTTGGACACCGTAGATTATAGATATTTTGAAAATTTTATAAATTTTTCAACCACGACGTTACGACTGGATGCTTTCAATGAAAAGTTATCGGCGATAACCTTGTTGGAAAAAGAAATTTCGGATTTAGAAATCAAATTGTTGGTGCAACCAAATGATATTTTTTATACAAAAGACAAAGCTACGGCGGAAGACTCCATCAATGAAATAAAATCGTCCTTTGACGGCTACGAAAATTTCTTATATAAAAACCCAAGTTGGTATTCAGAGCACACGAATGTGTATGAATCCCAAAGTTCAGCCTCAATCTACGACCAATCGAATGGGGACAGTCTAATAAACAATCTCCCAGAATTCATAGGAACGGGCACGGGAAATGAAGAGTATGTTAAATTTGTTGGAATGATTGGACACTACTTTGACAATTTGTCCGTGTTCATAAAACAATTCACGAATAAAAATGACAGTTCAAATTCTTCTTCGAGAGGAATATCTCCTAGTATAGTTGCCGACATGCTTACGTCGCTTGGATGGGAATCTGAAATATCCAAGGAAAATTTACCGTTACTATTGTCATCTCTTTCCAAATCGGATTTTTCACCATCTTCTTCGTTTTATGATAAGGTTGGAACCATATCAGAGACTGACAGAAATCGCGTAATTTGGAGAAGAATTTTAAACTCGCTGCCATTTATTTATAAAACAAAGGGGACTGAGGCTTCTATAAATGCCATCATATCTTGCTTCGGTATACCTAAAAATTTGGTAAAGATAAAAGAATACGGCGGCATCGACAGTGTAATAGATTCTTCAGATAAATCGTATTATATATTTGATCATGTTAAATATGAACCATACTTTAGTGGCAGTGGAGAATATTTTGAATCAAGTTGGACCGGTAGTGTTCAAACCGTCGAATTTAATGTAAGTTTTGACGAGAACAAGATAGAAGAAGAAAACAAGATATTCTATATCGCAGGATCATCTGGTTACTGGAATATCGGAGCGATACGCGACAGAGGAAAGCAATGGGGATGATTGTTCTTCACGATTGACGACGGGGTTAGCTCCAAGAGCGTATCGACAACAAAAATACCAATTTTTGACGGAAAAACGTACAGTGTAATGTTGAGACGGAATGATCCGTATTATAAGTTTAATATCGCGACGGCATCAAACGCGGTGACAGACCAATATTCCATCCAATACGATTTGTTGGTAAAACGCGCCGAAGATTCGCGCATAGTTTACTCGGCAAGTGGAAGTACGTTGATAAGTGGCAGTCTAAACACAACTTTCAGAAATGGAACAACTGTCCAATTTGGTGATAACTGGTATGGATCAACCGGATCATTCTGGGGAAGTATCGACGAAATAAAGCTCTGGGAGATAGCATTGACGGATGACAGGTTTGACAACCACACAATGTATAGAGGTGCTTACGATTCATCAACTCCACAAGAAATGGTGGAAAAGAATCTGTTACATATTTCGTTCGAACGTCCAATAGATTTATATACCAGTAGCGGCGTGCTATCGCTCAATAATCTTTCTTTTAGGGAAGACTTTCCGACGTTCACCGCAAACAACTTTGTACCAGTGCTGGAAGTAATGTATGACGGTTATGGATGTCCATACAACCAATCGGTCTTCCCGTACCAATTCTTGCAAAAGAATATGCGTCAAACCGTTCAAGTTCCATCATACGGAGCATCTAGATTTAGAAGTAACAAGATAAATAAAATCGACCAATTTTTGAGCAGTCCACTTTCGTCCGAGAGTAGATCTTCTATATCATTAGAGTCTGTGAGTGGTAAGAATTCAAATAAACTTGGAGTATTTTTCTCTCCTATAGACATCCAGAACGAAGAGATTTTAAAGTTCTTTGGTAGTTTTGAGATAGGAGATTTGATTGGTGATCCACGCACTGTTTACGACGCCACATATAAAAAATTCGAAAAATTTAGAGAAATATATTACGAACAAGGATTGGGTGCAATCGACTACCAGTCATTTATGAATCTGGTCAAGTCGTATTTTGACAAGTCAATGTTCAATTACATCAAGACGGTTGTGCCAGCTCGTTCAAAATTGGTCGAGGGTCTAATGTTGGAGCCTTCTATATTAGAAAGACCAAAATTGCAATTAAAACCAATTTTCGAAGAGAATGTAGAAATACCAACGGGGTCTGTTTATAATATGAGTTATGGTATTTCCGGAAGCAAGAACACATACTACACACAAAGTTTGGACATAGGAACGGCTGGAACATCTATATTGAATGATGTAAACCATGTGCGCTTCAACAACGCTCCGGATGATTATGGCTTTGGAGTGTATTCTGAAAATGGAATAGCTTACTACAAAGGAGAGTATTATCGAGCCGATGTCATCCGTAATAAGAAATCATACCAAGTAAAAAGAAAATACAATCTGGCTGGAGCAGATAAAAGCGAGTACGAGAAACAAGTAAACTTGGAAGGAACCGTCCAAACTATATCCAGATCTTATGATGAAGTCAGTTTGGCCGCATTACCATTGATAACAGAATTCCCAATGTATTTGATATCGGGAGGCGGCACTATGTATTATTCCGGTAGCATATCATTCGACATAGGAGCAAACGGATATACGTCGAGTGTTCAAACGTCTGCACATTTCTTGGATGGGTTTTTACTTGGAACTATTACCGGCATACCGTATGACCAAAATCCATCGACGACGGGTGGCGGACAAGATGGCACGATTCTTGACTATCTACATATTTCCGGAAGTTTCGTTCCGCAATCGCTAGGTTCCGTGGTTTATAACGGATTCTTTGATTCCAACGAAGACGCCACCGAATTTTATTTTAGCGGAAGTATCATTTTCACCTCGGCCCCACCACCAGCGCAACGAGGATATTATAATATCACGTTTATATCCCAGAATCCAACTGGGTCTTTGATTGACGAATTTGCAATCAAAACGAGTGGAGCACTTTTCGGGACAGCAAATAACGGTATTGCTTATAAAAAGGCAGTTTCTTTGCAAAACGTTCCCGTGAATAGCGAACGTCTATCTGGTTATTTCCCAACTCACTATAAATATAAAAAGAGAACATTCTCGCAAAAAGAGATAAATTCATACGATCAGCAAAATGCCCCACAAAAGTGGAAGCGTGGAAGCCAGAATAAAAAGACGACGGTTGATGAAAAAACAGGTCTTTTAAATAACACTTTTCCAATTGAAACAAAAGCTACATAAAAATAGTAGAAAAAGACAAAGTTCTATATATTTATTATCAAACTAACATAATATGGCATACATCAATAATGAAATAGTCACAGTAGATGCCGTTCTTACCAAGAAGGGTAGAGAGCTTCTTGCTGCTAAGGGAGGATTAAATATCGTATCCTTTGCACTTGCCGACGACGAAATCGACTACCGTCTGTACCAACCAAATCATCCACAAGGATCGGCATACTACGATTTGGCTATTCGCAATACGCCAGTATTCGAGGCTTTCACCGACGAAACTCAAGTTTTAAAATATAAGCTAGTGAGCTTACCATCGGGTGTAACGTCTATCCCAGTTATTTCTTTAGGTCAAAGTTCTATCAGTGTAAGCAAAAATTACACCGGTGAGTCCGTGATTGTCCCAGCCACAAATCCAACATACAACACGACGCTTGGATATACCGCAATTCTAGCAAACAAGAATGCCGGTACAGTGATCGGCGAGCAACTATCGACGAACGTGACAGCAACCATCCCAAGTTTCATCGGCGATGTCAATTCGACAACCGCACAAGTTGCAATCGGACTAAGATTCAGATTTGTACCAAATTCAGCTTTAACTCAGACCATCACAACCAATCTAACAATTGTTGGAAATGAGAGTGGTGGATCAGTGACAATCCCAGTAACCGTAAACGCAGAATAATATGATATTTAAGGCATTCGAAACTACAGATTTGGTCGCTGGAAGAACTCAGCCGGTGTCAACTGGTATTTGGAGCGACGGACAAACCAATTGGTCCGTGTTCTACACAAGTAGCAGACAGACACAACTCTCATCGTCTGCATACGAGCCACTGAACGGATTGTACTATACAAACGTGTACGATGGTTCGCCAACTGGTTCAGACTCGGATGTTTACTTTTCAATGACATACGGCCACTATGCCGGTTCGGGATCTTCGACTTTCGATTCTAACACCTCAGTTGGAAGTCTACTTTTCCCAACGAAGGCGGTTTACAACCAGTATCGTAACTTGCTATTGACACCCGGAGATGTTAAATTTTCTTTCTTATATACAAATACAGGATCCACTTCTACAACAACTGCGTATGATTCGGACGACATATACGTAATCAATTTTAGAAGCACAAAATTCAAAGACAGACTTGACCCGGGTCAATTTGAAATGTCCTTAGTCGGTTCTTCGACCACAATCTCTATCATAGACGATTCCAGAGATAACCCAAACACAACCTCCGAAACCGGCGGTAAGCGCTATAATTTGGTACAAGGAACCGTTGCAAGCGGTTCATTATTGACCAGAAACTATGAAGGTATTGGATCCATGTATCCAGACTTGGGTATAGTGGTATTGAATCCTAAAGCTATCCAATCTCTGATTGGAACGGTTTCCGGTCTAAACGTAGGTCCAATATCGGACGGCGACTTGACTTATTTGAGCCAATGGGGATCCGATTATGCGCAATTGACCAAATTATTGTTCAAGTCTCTACAAACCGCTTCATTGACAAGACCAATGAAAGCTAGAGTTACGGAATATGTTCCGGCTCGTCATTTCTTTGTACGAGTAAAGAATCAAGATTTCAATTATTCCAACAATCCAACGTTCGTTATTACTGACAGTGACAATCCAGCAAGTTCTCAGGATATTGGAAAATTGAGATTTGCCGATTTCTCAACCGACCCAAAGGTGTACGTCACAACTGTTGGTTTGTACAACGAGAGCAATGACCTCGTTGCCGTAGCAAAATTGAGCCAGCCAGTGTTAAAAGACTTCACTAATGAATGCCTAATACGCATACGTTTGGACTTTTAATTATAATAATTAAATATTGTAGGTGGTTGTAGGTGAAATAACTGCTCCTTCAGAATATTTATGGTTATATGATCAAGCAGTTTTCGGCAGGAGACATAACCGTAAGACCATTCCAAACATTTAAAAATTGGAATATACAAAGCGTTGTGTCCGGAGCACTTGATCAACATGGATATCCTACATACTTCCAGAACCTTGTAGAAATAAATGAAGGTATAAAATTCGAAGCGTCTTTCAGTATAGACGATCCAGTCAATCCATCTGGAAAATACAAGCGCGTAGTGTACGGAACCACGGACGCAATGTTTTATAAAAACAAAAATAATCCGGCAGAGTTGTTTGGGTTGGAAGTGCCCGGCGCAGATCCATTCACCGGAAAGCGCGAAATACGCAACCTTCAAGGAAGATTTGTTGGTATGCGAATCGCCCAGAGTTATTGGGGTGAAAAGATCAAACCAAATACAGTACGAATAATAGACAATTCCAATTTGCATCAGACATACAACATCTTCGACGATGGTTTGACAAATTTGTATATAACTGGATCATATTTCAACCATAACGACTTGATACAAGCGGTAAAAACTAATCCGCCTCCATCATACTGGGACACAGGAAGTGGACAATTTACATATACTCACGCAGACGGCAGAGTTGAGATACTGGGTGTAACTACCGCAAAGGAATACATGGCGATGGGATTGGCTGTTGTATACACAGAAGATACCGGTTCGTGGAAGTACAACGTTTCCGGTGCAATTGATATATTTGAACCGGCCAATGAACATTTCGGAGAATCCGTCGATTTGTGGGACAGATATTTGGTGGTCGGTTCACCAATGGACACATTCAATTTATCGGCAAGTTATCATGGATATGCCGCATTGTTTAAGTATGACCAAAGTCGCCATACACACAGACTAATGAGAAGATTTCATTCCCCATTTTCATATGAGGGAATCGTTGACGAGTACGGGCAAAACCAAGACACGATAAATTTTGTTATATCCGGTGGATACCTATCTCCTGCAAATGAAGACGGCTATGGTACTTCCGTTGCAATTGATAATGGATTTTTGGCAGTTGGATCTCCGTTTGGAGCAACACCGACGGGAAGTCAAAACGGATTGGTCCATGTATACGATAGAAACAAGGGTGGTATAGATAATTGGGGAATAATAAATGTCCTCGGCGGCGATACTTACGAAGACCGTTTTGGAAATAGTGTTTCCATAGACCGAGATATATTGGCAGTTGGTGCACCTGGTACTAGTGGTAGTATCGGCGCTGTGTACATATATCGAAAGAAAAAATACGAAGCGAGTGGATCTTGTGAAAACATGCCGACAAGCTCATTGATACTGCCATATCCAGTTCCAACTTATATTTCTGGAAATTACACTTGGGTTAAAGAGGCATGCTTGACATCCAGTGTAGCCATAAACGGTGATCGTTTTGGATGGTGCTTAAAAGCAAATAATGATAGAGTACTAATCGGATGCTACAGTGAAGAACGTGACGGATTTGCGACATTATACACATGCTCTTATTATTCCGCCTCAGTGGATGCATGTCCAACAGCATCGTGGGGGGAATATAGAATTTATCACGCAGACGAATCGAACGGAGACCTTGGAATTTCACCGGAATATGGCACCGAAGTAAGTTTACCATACGATGGATTTGGTATGTCTGTCGCTATGAACGGTGACAATTTTGCAATTGGAAGTTATTTTGACAAAGGGTTTACTCCATATTCGGGGGCACCTGCTGAATTGGAAAGAATACTTGGCGCAGTCTATTTTTACAACTATAGATATATTTCGGAATGTGACACGTTTGAGTATGCTATGATCAAAAAGACGTTCGGCGACAGAACTTTTGAGTCGGTGAATAATTTCGGAAGATCAATCGACATTGATTCTTTAAAAGCGGCTGTGGGCTATGAATCGGACACTTTGTTGAGAAATGTGAATTATAACTCTTCAACCGAGGAATTTACACTGGACGGTTATTCATACCAATCGTCGGGATCCGAAGATAATGTACTTGGTAGAGTTGGTCTATATACTTACGATACCTCACAAAAGAACTGGTGTTCCGACATCGTTTTAAGACACAATAAGGAAAAGGATAGTCCATATGGCATCTACGGAAAATCTGTTGCTATAAGTTCAGGTTATTTGGCAGTGGGATCGCCAACATACAATTTAGCAAATGCTGCATCTAGATCCGCAATTATAGATCCATATGTTCAATCCGCCTCATACTTTCCATACAATTGCAGCGGATCGGTATTCCTGTACGATTACGCCGAATATAACAAGGATCCATACATAGGAAACATATTCTATAAAAATGGATATGTCACGGCGACAAACACATCTTCCAATTTTTACGATATTCTCACGATGTCCGGTAGTCGTGGATTTGATATGAAATATCAAGGAACTCATACAATATACGAGCATGAGTATTTGGTTTCGATAAAGCCCGGCGAATTCAATTACAGCACAAATCCATCCGCGTTAATTTCAGACCCACTGCTGTTCGATGTCAATCAAGACGGCGTGTTTGATTTATACGATGTTGATTTTATAATGAGGTATCTCAACAAAAAGAGATTTGAAGACGAATCTGTGTTTTTTGACAACGGGCTGACACTGGACCAAGACACACTCAACGATTATAGTTGGTGGGGTAACGACTTGTTACAGACAGAAGCCGAGGACGTGTTGCTATTAGAATCTGCCTACCAAGAATTCTTTGCAAGTGGATCTTATACAATTTTCACAAAGAAGATTTTCGACTATATCGAAAACAATTTGGTGAAAACTGGAATATTAGATATTGATGGTAATGGCGACATAGACTTGAAGGATGGTGCGATATTAGTTGCCTACTATACCAACAAACTGACTCCATCACTTTTAGAGACTTATATCGATGGTAGTTCGACAAGACGCCATGTAAACGATATAATAAGTTATTTGGACCGTTATTGCGGCAAGAAGCTGTTTAACGTAGACCCAAACTTCTTTAACTATCAACTGTCGTCGTCCTATGACCGTACAGGCTCATATCTAGCTCCATACATGACAACCATCGGGTTATATGATGAAGACGGGGAATTGGCAGCAATCGGCAAGTTGGGCAAGCCTATAAAAAATTTAATTGATTGGCCGATCAATATTATCGTCCGTTTTGATACATAACACTATATTTATAATAAACAATAGGAGAACATATATATGCCAGCACCAAAAGAAACAATCCAAAGAACATCATTGACCACCGATCTTGAATCAAGATATAAACAAACCGCCGATCTGGCCAACGTTGGAGGCGGAAACGCCAAAGACGTGGGTACATCCAAGGCAGCAACAAACATGGTGGATGTTGCAAACGAATTCTCAAACCAATTTAAAGTAAAAAATCCAGCTGGATTTACTGCTGCTGCCGACCAATATTCCACAGACGTTTTGAAGGTAAATACCAATCCATACGCCCCAGGTGGTCGCATTGCCATTTAATATATAAAAAGGTTACATGAAAATATTGGGCTTAGATTTAAGCACAACGGTGTGTGGCTATGCCATAACCGAAAACAAAGTTATATTGTTTGCCGGATTCGTCGATATCTCAGACGCGGCCACGTATGATGATAAAGTTGCGTTGATTATTACCGCACTAAAAGACCAAAAATTTGATAAAATAATCATTGAAGAAAGTTTGTCTGGGTTTGCATTTGGAAGAACTTCACAGCAAATTTTGTTAAAGTTGACAAAAAACAAGGCAGTTATTGCTTATATTCTGGAGAAGTATTATAAAATGAACGTCGAGTCTATAAACGCAATGACTGCAAGAAAGGCGGCGTTGGGGGCCGCCCGCGTTAAAGGAATCAAACCAAAGGACTATGTCAAAGCCAGAATTGAACAGATGTATGACATGAGTCCATGGTGGATATATAATAGTAAAAAAAATCTGGACAAAAGAAATGAGGATATGTATGATGCTATCGTATTGTCTCTATCGTCATGAACAAAACTTCAGCAATCAATGTTGCAAAAAAACTAAAGGCACTTGCCGAAAAAGCCACTGGTCCAGAAGCTGACGCAGCTAAGTCAAAGTTAAAATCGTATTGTATAAAGCACGGAATAGATCCGGAGGATTATAGCACGGAAATAACCGATGTTTTTGTTGAATTTGCCAACGAACAGGAAAAACGGATTCTCAACAATATCATAACAATGATATTACAATCCAACAAAGTTGAGGCAGAAGTTAAAAAAAACAGTGTACATTTTAAATGTACCCCAAAGCAATTAAAAGGAATCATCGAGGCATATTCTTACTACAAAAAAATATATTATAGTTACGCCGACGCTTTGACGATAGCACTCATAGCAAAAAATAAAATACAGCATACTGGATCGCCCGACGGAAACAACGTGGAGTATGAAATGACCGCCGAAGAAAAAGAAGAGTTTGAAAAAATAAAAAAAGACTTGGAAGCGGAATTCAAAGGCGATGACGCCAATGTTACGCCAGAAGCTTCAGAGTCGGTTACACCGGAGCAATCCGAATTACAACGTAACAAGCAAAAAGAAATGATCGAGCGATTTATGTTTGTTATGGAAGAAACCCCGTGGTCACCTTCAAGCAACAGTGGGCTATTTCTTAATTGACAAGTTTAATTAAATCTGCACACTGGCAGGTTAATGGCAACTTTAAAAGTACTAGATCTCATAGGGTTTGTGGACAACACCCTAAAACAATCCGGCAAAAAACGGAAAGATAATAACTTACAGTACTTTTGCCCATTTTGTAATCACCACAAGCGAAAACTGGAAGTTCGCGTCGAAAGTCCATATCAATGGCACTGTTGGGTATGTAACGCTAAAGGCGTTGGTCTATTTTCACTTCTACAGAAGATGAAAGCGGGTCAGACGGAGTTTTCTGCATTGGAGAAAATAGTGGGACGACCAGAGCCAAAGTTTGTATCAAATGAAAACTTCTCAGACCAGATTGTAATGGAGCTAGAGTCAGACGAAGTTGAGTCCGACGTACCGGAGGTCTCCTTTCCGGGTGAATTTAAACGACTATTTGACGACGATGGTAGCTATGGTTATAAACACGCAATAACATACGCAAAGAAGAGAAAGATCAGTAATCAAGATATTATAAAATATAATATAGGATATTGCAATTCCGGTCCATTTGCAAACAGACTGGTATTTCCTTCGTATGACGCAAAGAACCATCTAAATTTCTATTCTTGCAGAAGCTATTACGATGGCAACGGACTAAAATACAAAAACAGTGAAACATCCAAGGATATCATAGGATTTGAAAATCTAGTAGATTTTTCTTATCCAATACACCTCTGTGAAGGTGCACTTGACGCGATATCACTGAGGAGGAATGCCGTTCCGTTGTTTGGCAAAACCATGAGTCCGAGTTTAAAGTCCGCTATAATTTCTAACAACTGCCCAGAAATCAACATTGTGTTGGACGATGATGCACTTAAAAGTTCTATGGATATAGCGGAATACTTACTTAGTCTTGGTAAGCGAGTTAAGCTAGTAAGGTTGGAGGGTAAAGATCCAAACGTTTTGGGGTTTGAAAAAACAATGTATGCAATTAAAAACACTGATTACCTTGACTTCAGAGGTATTATGATGCTAAGATTGGGGAAATAATATTTTAAATATAAAAAGTATGTTCTAACACTTTTTGTTCTAACAACATATATTTATGTTCATATGAACAATACAAATACAACATCATCATGGGAAGAAAAAAAACAAGAACCGCAGAGTCAATCCGAGAAAACAATCGGAAGCGAGCAAAGTTATACTATAGTCGTCATAGAACACTTGTCTGTGAAAACCGAATGGATCGTTATTGGAAATCAAAAGAAAAGAGTGAGACATTGCCCGAAGTGTAATAAACTGCTGATATACGAGTCAAAGCGTGGATACCAAAATGGTAAAAATAAAAAATCTTTATGTCGGTCGTGCCATTCTAAAAAAAGAATGGATTCTGGGTACAAACTCCCATACATGGGTGGAACAAAAATGACCGAAGAACAAAGAAAAAATGTCAGCGAGGGACTCATTAAAAGACATAAAAAATATATACATCCCATGCTTGGAAAAAAGCACTCAGCGAAAACCGTTGCGCGTCTAAAAGAAAGCAATACGGGGAAAAACAATGGAATGTATGGGAAACATCATACGTTGGAAACTCGCAAGAAAATAAGCGAAACAAGAATGCGAAATAAAATACCAGGTCCAACATTTTCAGAAAAAACAAAAACGGTGTTACGACTGAAGAGGATAAAGGAAATAGAAGAAGACAAATACAACGGACATCAAATGCTCCCTTCTTATAATAAATCCGCCTGTAAAGTGTTTGATAATATAAACATAGCACTTGGTTGGGATGGTAAACACGCAATGAATGGGGGAGAACATTTTATTCCGGAACTTGGATATTGGCTTGACTATTACGAATCAATCCGCAATATAGCGATTGAATGGGATGAACCACATCATTATAACATTGATGGAACCTTAAAAGAAAAAGATACAGTCAGACAAAAACAAATAGAAGAGCACTTGAAGTGTAAGTTCTTTCGGGTGAAAGAAACTACGTTTGACGAACCCACTCTGATAAATGAACTTAAAATATTATGATAGACACATACGAAAAACTCAATACAACACTAACGCACGTAGATTGCATTGTTCATATGGCCGATATTCACGTTCGGCTTACCAAGCGGCACGACGAATACAGAGAAGTTTTTGCAAAAGTTTACGGAGAAATAAAGAATACACCGTCAAACACACTGATTGTTATAGCTGGAGATTTAACGCATAACAAAGTTGACCTTTCACCCGAGTGTGTTCAGCTCATGAGCGATCTTCTTAAAAATTGTGCCGATCTTCGCCCCACCATCATTATACCCGGTAATCACGACTGTTTGCTTACCAACGTTACTCGGTTGGATAGTATATCTCCAATTGTAGATAATCTGGCACACAAAGATTTATACTATTTAAAAGAAAGCAAGCTATATTCATTTGCCAACTTGCTATTCAATAACATGTCCATTTTTGAAGATCATATTTCATTCATTAAAATGAAGGATGTCTCCAAGAAAATCAAGACCGAGTTTGATACAAAAATTGCTCTGTATCACGGCGGTGTCTTTGATGCCAAGACGGATATTGGTTATACCATAACCAACAAGAGTGTCATGAATGAGATGTTTGATGGCCATGATATGGCACTGTTGGGCGATATCCATTTGGCCCAAAACTTACAAGAGTACAATCGCGCAACCGAATCTCCAATAATTCGCTATGCGGGATCGTGCATACAACAAAATCATGGCGAAGCATTGCTTGGTCACGGCTTTTCTCTTTGGGATGTAAAAAATAGAACATACAGGCACGTCGAAATACAAAATGACTATGGCTATTTCACGATTGATATTGATGACGGCAAGTTGATGACTGATATATCAAATATGCCACCTAAGCCAAAGTTGCGGGTCAGATGTAGAGAAAGTGTGGCAACCGATATCAAACGCATCGTGTCCGAAATTCGAGTTGCTAAAAATGTTACCGAATTGGTATTTGTGCGTGTAGATAGTGACGATGTAACAAAACAGATAAATTCACAGATTCAGACAAACCTGAATAAGATTTCTGATGTAGAATATCAAAATAAACTTCTCGAAGACTACCTAAAAAACAAGTACTCGGAGGTCATGGACGATGATACAGTGAATTCCGTAAAAACCATAAACAAGAAAATAAATGATCTTGTTGTCGGTGGAAATGCGTCCAAAGGTATACGATGGAAGCCAGTAAAGTTCGAATTCTCCAATATGTTCAGCTACGGGGAAGACAACGTGGTTGATTTCACAAAGTTATCCGACGTGTATGGATTGTTTGCGGCAAACGCAAGCGGAAAGTCCTCGTTGATGGATGCTCTGTGTTTCACGGCGTTTGATAAGAGTTCTCGCGCTTTTAAAGCGGTGCATGTGATGAATTCGCAGAAGAATACATTTACTGGTAAATTTACATTTGAAATCAATGGAACGGAGTACGTCATAGAAAGAAAAGGTACTCGTGACAAGAAGAACAACGTCAAGGTTGATGTAAATTTCTACAAGATAGTAAACTCCGAGCAAATTTCACTGAACAGTGAAGCTCGTCGTAGCACAAATGAAATAATACGAGACTACCTCGGTGACTATGAAGATTTTGTGTTAACTTCACTTGCATTACAGGGCAACCAAGGTTCATTCATAGAAATGGGTCAAACCGAAAGAAAAGAATTGTTATCTCAATTCATCGGCTTAAATATATTTGATTCTTTGCATAAAGTCTCAAACGATCAATCAAGAGATCTATCCGGTATAATTAAAGCTTTTAATAAGGAAGACACGTCCAAAAAAATACTGGATACAAAATCTATATTGGAAGTGTTGGAATTGAAGATTGCAGACTTATCTTCTCAGAAAGAAAAATTTGAAGTTGATATGGACAGGGTAAAGAAATCAATAGACGACGAAAGATTAAAAATAGTCAACGTCGATAATGTCCCAACCAACGTCGAGAAATTGAAAACTGAGAAACTAGACTTGGAGTCTAAGTTGGTTGCGGCTAAATCCAACGTCGAAAATATCGTCAGAGATTTAAAATTGCTAACGGAATCAAAAGTTACAATCGAAAAAGAATTGTCGATATACGACCCAGAAAAATTAGACGCGGATTATAAATCTTACAGTTCAAAATCGTCTTTACTAAACAAGCAAGAAATTGCATTGAATAGATTAAAAGACTCGGTGGCAACCAAATTGTCCAAGATCAAACACTTGGAGTCGCATAGCTATGACCCAAATTGCAAATATTGTTGCGATAATGTATTCGTAAAAGATGCAATGGCTGCACGCGAAGGTTTGGTTGAAGACAAAAAACAAGTGGTGGAATTGAAAACCTCAATTGAAACACTTGCATCTGAAGTATCAACTCTCAAGTCCTCTACCGAGTCCAGAGAGAAATATTTGGGTATTGCAAACAAAAAGACAACTGCCGAGACTCAATATTTTAAGAAAGACTTGGAAAAGGCTAACGCACTGATGCTTATTGAAAAAGCAACAACTCGTATAAACGAATTGTCAGCGGCAATAGAACTGTATGAAAAATCCAAGGAAGTAATAGAAAAAAATAAAATCATACGTTCCGCTATAGAAAAACTAACCACCGAGTTATATAATTTGTCGCAGAGTAAAAAATCGGCAGAATCTGAATACACATCTGCATACAGCAAGAAAGTTTCGTTTACTGACCAAGTTGCATCTTTACAAAAGAGAATTGAAGAAGTTGAGGCAGCGGAAGAAGAATATGGAGCATATCAATATTATTCAGATGCAGTCGGCAAGGACGGTATTCCATACAGAATCATATCCGATGCAGTTCCTAGAATTGAAAACGAAGTCAACAATATCTTGTCTCAAATCGTGGAGTTTAGCATGAGTATTGAAACGGATGGTAAAAACGTGAATGTTTTTATAAGATATGAAGACAAAAAGTGGCCGCTGGAACTTTGCTCTGGAATGGAACGGTTTGTTTCTTCATTGGCACTTCGCGTGGCACTAATAAACATTAGTAACCTACCACGTGCACCGTTCTTGATCGTGGACGAAGGTTTTGGTGCACTGGACGCGGACAATATCGCGATGATACATTCACTGTTTGATTACTTGAAGACCAATTTTGACTTCATAATAATCATTAGCCATTTGGATGCAATGCGAGATATGGTCAACAAGCATTTGGAGATTAAGAAAGAAAACGGGTTTAGTAAGGTCGATAATAGTAAGTAACGAATATTTATACCATAAGCGTATATATAACTTATGGCAGATATTCTAGACACAGACCCGCAATCTAACGATTTCTTTTTTATAACCAACTTTGATAGCATTTTTGGTTTAGGAAAGAACTCGTTTGTCGTAAATCCAACCGATAGAATATTACCAAACGCAACTGCCAGCGTTAATGTGTATTCTGCCGATGGGACAAAGTTGTTTACTCAACTGGCTAGGGCGAAGGATGCCAAGTATGGCGATTCTACGCCAAATGGAACGACTTACTACACCAAGGTAGAGGAAGATGCTTATTCCGGTATAGGATACATTGAAATTGTTTCTACAGCGGCGGATCTAGGAAACTACGATGGAAAAATTGCATATTATAGAAATGTTCCATATAAAGTTTCTACCACAACAAAGCTTCCGTTGATTTCGGCACCAACGTCCGGTGAATTGCCCACCGGAACCGTCACGTGGAAGAGAAAGATACTGATCGATACGTCAACATCGACCACGTCTGCGGTCAGATTTTTTGAATACCCAGAGTTTACTGCTACACCAAAAATATACAGTGTCCCAGAGTATCCGTCGCAACCATATGACGTTGCGTCGGGAAGCTTCTATTCAACTGCCGTTACACCGAAGCACAATAGTAATGGTGATTATAACATAGAATCTTCCAACATCATATATCAAATATACAGAAATACTGGAACTGAATTCACATCAGTTATGACGGGTGAAGATATTCGCTTGAAATCCATAAGTGTGTCAAAATTTGTTTATTCTGATTTCGGTGGGTATGATTTGGTACACGTTGGAATTTTAAATACAGATTTCATTGCAAAAATAAAAAAGGTTGTGAATAAGGACTCTTTGTTACTAGACATACCGTTTGTGACGGTGTCCGAAATCATAGAATTAACCAACCAAGATTCTGAGTATGCTAAGAATAATTTAACAAACATACATGGGTATGTTGTGTCAAACGATCCGACAAAGCAAAACTCGTATCACAAAAAGAACTTTTATTGCTTGAGTTTGGATTCTGGACAATATGAGATAGTATATGAAAATGTTTCATTTAGTCTACCAAGAAAAAATCCACAAGTTTATAGATCTGTATTGGATTTAGATTTTACTAAATTGAGAGTGTTATGTGGAAAGATTAATTCTTATAAAATATACGGTAGAAGTTTGAGTTACCCACAATCCAAAGTTTTGATTTCGGAAGGAAAAATTGAATCTCGCGAATTAATACGCGGATCTGGGTTTGACAATGGGCTGGTGGAGGACGCAGGTAAATTTTATTCGTCTCAACATTTGGCAAAATACTGGCTTGTGAGTGGAGGCTCGTTGCATTTTTCGCAGAGCAGTAACGTTTTAATCGACGGTGCCATTGTTACGCACTCATACAATTCTAGCAAGACGGACTATGTAATTTTTAAAGATAATACAATCGAATCATCTCGGTCTGCCGCATATGTGTATCCAACAATTGTAAGTGAATCATATTGGTACGCAACCAATAAAGCTTTCAACAACAAACTTGCATACCCGTCTTCTTCTTTTTCCACACCGTCGGTATTAACTCCATATGTGAACTCCCAAGAGAACTTGATAAATGGATCCGCTCACAATAGCAATCCGATAAAATTAAACGGGAATTCTTTGTATCAATTTTCAATGAATGTTAAGTCTACAGTGAATAACACCGACTCGTCCGAGATGTATGTGTATTTCCTAAGCGGAGCCGAGAAAACTCAGATAGGTTATATTGGAAAAGATTATAACTTTGGGGCCGATAGAAATTACACCAACCAATTCTTTGTATCAAATACAAAATTTGGAACCATAATACTTGTACCGGTTTCCGGAGGTTGGAACATTTCCGAGGTTTCTATAAAACCATATGATTCACTTGCATATTCAGTTGATACCTTCGCCGTAAGTATCCCTATAAAAAATACACTGAGGAACGAGCTGTTTGAAATAGAAGCAGAATTATACGACGGTAGCAACAAACTAGCATACGGTGTCGGCTCATATAACTTTATATACAACAAGTCGTATCTCCCATTGAATCAACGAGTTTTTGTTGATATCGACGGTATTACCCTCTGATTGCGGATAAAATAAAGTAGTTTTTGGTATAAAACTCCACGGGAGTTCATATATATTGGAAAGGTTATAACTAAAATATTATGAAGCACGGTCAAAACATGTCAAATATAGAAATGGTCGGTAAAATGCTCAAGGGCGAGCGACCATTCGTACAAGTCGGATATACTGGTGATAAAGACAAGTATATCATCCGCAAAGTCGGTGAGACTTGGACGGATCATCTTGGTAAACAATGGATTCAAAGAGAGAATGGACCGCAAACTGTTACCAGAGTCATGGACATTATACGCGCCGAGACAAATGAAAAATGCACATCGTGCAATTGTGAAATTCGTTGGGGAACTAGACAAGATCGCAAGATGTTTTTCAAGACACATAAGTGCTTGGACTGTTTAGTTAAAGAAGAGACTCAACTCAGAATCAAAGGTCAATTTAAATTGTACGAAACCAAAAAACTAATTGAGAACGAAATATCTTACTTGAATGATATTCGTCAAAAGCTAAAAGAAAGCAAAGACTACTTAGCAACCGAAGATTCCAAGACACTTACATACGCAAATTCCACGGGCATGGTTGAAGAATGGTCCAACGAAGCTCGCGACGATTTGGTTAAGAAAATAGATAAGGATTTTGTTACATGCTTGAAGAAAATAAAATCGGCTGAAAAAGAGCTGAAGAAAACAAATGCAGAAATTGACAAAGTTCTTGCCTCAACATAATATAATACTAGCGATTGCAGAAAGAGTTAATCGCAAATATCCAAGCGCATTTGGGTATTGTGCGGTTATGGCTAAAGATTTAGCCGAAGAACTGGCGAAATACAAAATAAACGCAATTCATGTGATGGGCGAATTTACATTAGATGAACCCAATGCAGAGAATTACATGGAATGCGATGAGTCTTCCGGAGATGAATATAGAGTGAATCACGACTGGGTTAGTGTTGAAGGAAAAATACTCGACATATCGGCTCGGCAGTTTCGTGATGATGTACACGAAGAAATACCAGACGTTTTATTCATTGATCATACGTCCCCGTTGTATTTGAGATACGACGAATTGGGAGAAGCGTAATATGGCAACCACCCAAAATTTAAAAGATATAATCAAGTTGGAATATGCGAAGTGTCTAAAAGACCCGATATATTTCATGAAGAAGTATGTCAAAATTCAACATCCAACGCGTGGGACTTTGCCGTTTTTGACATACCCGTTCCAAGACGTTGCTCTTGAAGATTTCGTCAAATATAATCAAAATATTATTTTAAAATCTCGTCAGATGGGTATTACTACCCTCGTCGCTGGTTATTCGATGTGGTTAATGACGTTTCACAGCGACAAGCAAATATTGTGTTTGAGTATTACACAAGAAACATCCAAAGCTATTGTAACCAAAGTTCGTTTTGCCAATGACAATCTCCCAAGTTGGTTAAAAGTTCCGGCGGTTGAAGACAATAGATTGTCGTTGAAGTTGAAGAACGGATCCGAAATCAAAGCGGCATCTTCTGCTGGTACATCCGGTCGTTCGTCTGCTCTATCTCTACTAATCATAGACGAAGCTGCATTCATCGATGGCATTGAAGAAATATGGCTGTCTGCACAATACACATTGTCCACCGGTGGTAAGGCTATTATTCTATCCACACCAAATGGCGTAGGTAATTTCTTTCA